TATTTAGTTGTGCCTATTTTTTTTGGCTTAGTTCTAAACCAAATTGGTTTATTTTCTTAGCTTCTAACTTAGCTTCTATCTTAGCATCTATCAATACTTTTGTCTTATTAAAAGTTTTTTAAAAAAAGTTTCAAAGCAATGTCCTTTTTTACAAGGTGATTGCAATTACATTCATATAACTTACGAAATGAGGAAATTATCAAATGAAAACTGTATACGAAATTAGAAGTCAAAAATCTTTCCGTGAACTATCTGCTGTAGAAAAACAAATGCTTCAAGACCGTCAAACATACTTAGCATTAGCGTGGCAGCAAGAAAGTAATGAAATGAAACAACGTGAGATTTTCGACGAACTACTTGATTCGTTACAAGGATACATAAAGAATCGTGCGTATCGTGAAGCTGAAAAGTGGCCAGCAACAGAACAAGAAGAAATCGAAGGCCTACTATATGAAGTATTAGCTGAATCAGTTATCACATTCGACAATGATTTAAGCAGCAACTTCCAGCCTATCTTTATTTACAACGCAACAAACGCACTTAAAATGCTTTACCGTCAAAACAGTTATGACCTACATGACACGTCCGATAAACTGGACAAGCCTGTGTCTACTGGTGAAAAGGCTACAATGGCCGATTTAACACCAGCACCTACTGACTTTACTGAGGACATTCAAGCTACACAGTTCGTAGATGAAGTGATGGAAGAATGTTTCGGTGACAATGACCTTAAGAAAACAATCATTCATATGTTCTTACAGGAGTTTAAAAGAGGTGAGATTGTACAAGCAGTTATCACAGAAGGAAAATCACGTGATAGCGTGGCTAAGTATGTCAATAGGACTGTAAGTGACTTTAAGGTAATGTACACTAAGTTACTTGACACTAAGGTAATGTAACTTACTTTATCATTCTATACCATTATTATCCCTGTGTCCATAGAATTTCCCAAAAAACTACGCTTATTTACCAAATTGACCAGTGAAGCCCTATGTCTTAAAAACTGTGGCTTCTTTTTAATACCAAAAAATAAAACAGCTAAAGGAGAATGCTATATGTCACTATTTACAAATGTTGGTGCAAAAGCAAAAGAATCAGCTAACAAGAAAAACGTGGATTTAAAGACGGCTTACATTCGTTTGAAAGAAAATGAGAGTGCACGTGTACGTGTGTTAGGAACTACAGATTATGTAGAGTACATGGCACACAGTGACTTTAACTTAAACATCTTCACAACTCCATGTAGAAATGCAATTGACGGTCAAGCAGACCCTATGTGTATTGCTGCAAAATCAGGCGTTGAAGGGTTCGAAAAGTTACGTCCTAAAAAACGTTACATTTTCGCACTTTATGACATCGATAAAAAAATCGTTCGTTTTTGGGATGCATCAAAAGCACAAGGTGTTAAAATGATGAACGACATTGAAGAATATGCTGATAGCTTAGAGGACATTGCCTTTAACTTCAAGCGTACAGGAAACAAAACAGAGACTGTATTTAGCTTAAACCCAATTTTAAAACTGGATGCTGCTGGTAAGGAAGGCTTTGCAAGTGGTGAAGAAGCAGTGGTTAAAATTGAGGATTACGAAGCAGTACTTATCCCTAAAACAACTGAACAACAAATCGAAGTATTAAAACAAGCTGGATTCCCTGTAGAACAGTTTTTCGGTGAAGGTACTCAGGAACAAACTGAGACTGATGAAATCGAAGAAACTGACTTAGATGCAGATGAAAACCCAATGGATGTAATGTAATTAAACTGGGCACGCCTTAACTGGTGTGTCCTTTTTTTATGCCTTTATGCAATTACGTTATTAGAGGTGATACATTATGGAACTTAATATTGACTTGCAGTTAGACGAAAACAGCAAGCAAAAATCAGACAGAGTAAAAGAAGCAGAACAAAAAAAGAAACTGAAGGAATACCAGCCTACGATGCATGAACTATGGTTCACTGGCTACCAAACACATACAGGTAACTTCAAACAAGGCATATTCCAGTCAAAACTATCAGATTCAGATAAACGCAAACTAGATACGGTTTATCAAGCTATTGAATGTGGGGAACTGGGTGTAGGCGTTGAGGATATGAAGAAGTTCACAAAGGCACACGCTTTACGCTTATATGCTGTTTACTTAGAAAGAAAAAGAGAGACTACCATTAAAGAAATGATAGCCCACCGCCCTAAAAATTACATTCTAGTGCAGGAACTAGATGAACTCTTAAGGCTATGCAAAAAACTAAAAAGAGAAACTATTGTATCACTGGATACTGAAACAAACGGCTTAAATATCTTCGGTATAGGTGGGGAAGACCCTACAAAAATAGTGGGAGTTGTACTGTCTTTAAAGTCCTATAATGAACACTATTATATTCCTTTTGGTCATGCAACTGGAGAGAAGCAACTACCTGAACATATAGTGTTTGAAGCACTTAAGCCGTTCTTAGAAAGCAGCGACCTACTTAAAGTATTACACAATGCTAAATACGATATACATGTTTTACACAATCATGGAATTGAATTACAAGGATTCCATTTTGATACAATGATTGCCATGTCTCTTCTTAATGAAAATGAACCGTCATATGCCTTGAAGAACCTTGCTAATAAATATGGCCAGTACTTCGGATATGAAGACAGTTCGGCCACTTATGAAGAGTTGTTCGGCAAAGGTGGATTCGAAAACACGCCACTTGATATAGGTTCAATTTATGCTGCAAAAGATGGGCACTTAACGCTAATGTTTTATGATTTTATCATGGAACAGTTTGAACGTATGCCTGAACTTAAACAGTACTATTTTGACATCGAAAGGGACATCACCTTAGTAAGTGTTGAAATGGAAAGAAACGGATTCACGGTAGACCTTGATTACAGTAAGACATATGCAAAAGAACTAGAACATGACGTTAAGATGCTGGAAATGGAATTGAAGCGTCATTTTGGAGATATAAACGTTAATTCACCTGTTCAATTAAGTGAAGTATTGTTCGATAAATTAGGCCTTCATAAGCATTTCCCTAGTAACTGGAAACGTTCTACAGATAAGACTACTTTGAAAAAACTGTCAGAACACCATGAGGGCTGTAAGGTGCTGCTTCAATACCGTGACATTAACAAGCTTCTTAGTACTTATGTTATTCCTTTACCGGAAAAGACAGATAAGAACGGAAAGCTACATGGTCAATTTAATCAGAGTGGTACGGTTACAGGCCGATTCAGTTCTAATAATCCAAACTTACAGAACTTACCTTACAAGGCACGAAAGCTGATTAAGGCAAGTGAAGGCAAAGTAATTGTGGGTGCTGACTTCTCACAGATTGAACCACGTGTACTAGCACATATGAGTGGGGACGAAATGTTTAAAGCACCGTATATTACCGGACGTGACCTGTATTCAGAAATCGCTTCACAGACCTTTAAGAAACCGATTGAAGAATGTTTAGACGGTTCGATTTACCGAAAATATGCTAAGACGATATTACTCGGAGTGATGTATGGAATGTCTCCTAATGCCCTTGCAGGTATGTTAGGCATCCCGACTTATGAAGCTGAACAGTTCATCAATGACTTTTTCAACACGTATCAAGGGGTTACTGACTTTGTTAAAGAACAGAATGACCTTGCAGACGAACAAAGCTTTGTAAGAACGATGTTCAAACGTAAAAGACGCTTTATCGGACATAAACAGGTTGCAAAAGCTTACAAGGCTGTATGCAAGAAAATGGAAGAAAAACACGGTGACGTACCTAACGATATTTGGGGTTCGGACATGCCATATAAAGACAAGGCTGCTTTATGGAAGGTAGCTAAACCATATGGCCGTGTAAAACGAATGTCAGTCAATGCAGTTATTCAAGGTAGTGCTGCTGAGATTATGAAGATAGCAATGATTAAGTTATGGAAGCACTGTCTGGAAAAAGGTTACAAATTTATCGCAACTGTGCATGATGAAGTGCTTATAGAAGTACCGGAAACTATCACGCTTGAAGAGGTAGAAGTACTTGAAAACATTATGGCCGATGCAGTTACAATCTCTATCCCTATTAAATGTGACGTTGAAATGTCTAAGGTGTGGGGCGAAGGTGTAAGCAAAAAAGAATGGTTCGAGGGGGAGAACAAATGAGTTTAGTAAGACGGCCTACAGAAGTAACAGAACAAGTACGAAAGAATAAAGCGAAAGAGAAACGGGGAAATACCCTTGTTTCTGCTTTCAGTGAACATATAGATGCAATCAATAGCATTGACTACTTTGACGTATTAGAAGTTGAAAAGCTTGTTTTACGTGAACAGGAACATTTAATCAAAGTAATGGAAACTAAAAAGACGTACCCTAAAGACTTACCACGCTTCAGTCCTTCAAGTTCTGACAAGTGTGATAGAGAATTATTCTATAAAGCAATTAGGGCTGAGAAGGATGAAGAAGCACCGATACCATTTAGAAAAAGATGGACACGGAATAGTACTGCTGCACATGGGGGCTTTCAAAAGCAATTATTGGAAGCTGAAGTGCTGCTAGAAAATCCGGCCTTCACTGTTGCCCGTACTGATTTAGGTTTGCCAGCATGGGAAAAGTCAGTAGAGGATTGGAAGGTAATTACTCACAATGGTGTACAGTTTGTAATTTTTGGAATGTGTGATGGTATCTTAGAATTTCACAATCCTGAAACTGGCCAAAAAGAGAAGGTTATTCTTGAATATAAAACAAAGTCAAACAGTGTAGCACAGATTAAACAAATCAAGGAAGTTGCACCTAGTCACTACTGGCAATGTGTGGCCTACTCTATCTTGTTTGACGTGAGTGAATACCTTGTAACTTATGAGTCAGTAGCAAAGGACAAGTGGGGAACAGGGGAAAATGCACGGCCTGACTTTAAGGTATTCCACTTGAAGATAACTGACAAAGAACGCAATGCACTACTAGATAAATTTGCTGCAATTGCAGTTAACTTACAAGACGGTGAAGTAAGTGCACCTAACTTCAGTAAGTGTATGTTCTGTCAATATAAGTCAAGATGCAACGAAACAGAAAGCAACTAAGGTTAGGGTTAATTCCCTAGCCTTTTTATTTTATACAAAGGGGAATGTATATGAAAAAAACTATTCTTGCAGGGGATTTGTCACTGGCTTGTTCGGCCTTTGCTGTAATGACCTTTGACACGGATACAAAAGAGATAGATGTATTGAAGGTAACTCATGTGAAAACAAACAGTAAGCAAGTATTAGGGGAAAGACTTTTACAAATCCATACTTTAACAGATGGGCTATTAACTGATTATCCTATCGATGAAATAGTGATAGAGAAGGGCTTTAACAGGTACGCTACTGCTACACAACAAATTCAGCGTGTCGTAGGCGTGTTTGTAATTACGATATATAGTAAGGGTTTTGAACAGTATTATGAGATTTCACCGACTTCAGTAAAAAAGGCCATAACAACAAACGGAAAAGCCTCTAAAGAGGAATTGGCTGAAGGGCTTGAAAAATACGTGGGTGCTTTAACGTACCGCACTAATGACGAAAGTGATAGTGTCGGGGTAGGAATCGCACATGCAATAAATCAAAAATGGTTGTAACAATTTAATAGGATAAGCATATCATGTACTATCCGTAAATATCCTTAAGGCTGACTATTTTTTAGTCAGTCTCTTTTTTTTATGTCCTTTTTTCT